TTAGCGGAGAAGATTTTAGAAGTTATGCGCCGCGCTCCGTGGGTGAAATTCTGGTTACCGACACGGATGCATAAATTCCCCAAGTTTCGCCGTGTACTCCAAGATATGGAGAAGCTAGATAACGTGTCGGTGCGCTTCTCTTCGGATAGCGTAACAGGCGAATACGTTAAGGGCTTACACGGCTCCGTGATTGTGCCCACGGCGGAGCATGCCACGGATTCTATGAAGCTATGCGAAGCCTATAACCACGGCGGGACATGTAACGGTTGCCGCGCTTGCTGGGATAAATTAGTTGACGTTATCGCATACCCAGCGCACGGCGTGAAAATGGCAAAAATTATCAAAATTAAGTCAATTTAAGGGGTTAAACATGTACACGCTAAACGTGAGACTAATAAACGGCAATACGTCAACCTTTGATTTTTTGACGTTAGAAGAGTGCAACGAATATTTTTATGAGCGGCGCATGCTAGAAAACCGCCAGATTGTGGGCGTTTACATCACTAACGACAAAACGTTTAGTGAGTGGCTCAAAGAGAAGCACGTTTAAAGCCCTTCGGGGTTTTTTTCGTTAGTGCTTACACGTTAGCGCATTCCGTGCGCTTACGCGTGGGCGTTGATACGCCTAAACGATAGCGGATAACGCTAGGCGGAGCCGTGGGCGCGTGGTTAGCTTGATAGCTAGGCGAAGCCGTGGGCGTTTTTTGATAGTACTAGGCGCTAGGCGGTAGCGTGGGCGTTTTCTTAGGGCTTTATGCTTGATTCTATAAAACACGTTTTAAAGCGTTTTAAGTGCTTGGGGCTATGCTGCTATCAAGCCACTATAAAACCCAGCTTCTAGGACGTTTTGGCGCGTTTTGGCGCTATTCCCGTGGGCGCGGGATTGTGGCGCGGCTTCTAGGGGAAATTTTGACTATAAAAACGCGCGATGCGGGTGCGCGCAATGTGCGCGGCGGCGCGGGTGCGCGGGTGCGTGTGCATGTGCGTGTGTGTGCGCGTATGTGTGTGCGCGTGTATGTAAGACCCCCCCTATCGAAAAGTGAGGGGCGGGTTTGAAAAATGGGGTTCGGTTTCTAAATTGCCAGAGCCGAAAAAGTTTTATTCTTTTTTGGGGGCATTGTGTGTATGAAAAATTTGAGCGGCTTTGCAATAGATTTCATAGGCTTCTTCTTTGGTGTCATACATGCCAAGATTTATGCATTTTCCCTTATGACCTATAGAAGCCTTCCATCTATTTTTTGTTGCTGGAAAAACACCTTTCAGACCGCTAATTGCTTGGATTGTGTTTCTGTTTTCTGCATTTTGTTTAGCAGTAACTTCGCGCAAGTTACACATTCTGTTGTCAGTCTTGACACCATTGATGTGGTCAATCATTTCTGTAGGCCAGCGATCATGCAAATACATCCAGATCAAACGATGTACTCGATAATCCTTGCCTTTTAAACAAATGTACTTGTATCCATCTTCAATCCAACCAGTATCTCGATTGGTTCTACGTGAAATCATTTCACCTGTTGTTGGGTTGTACCAATACAAATCACGAAGTATGGATTGTGTGGGGATAGAATATTTCTTAGCCATGCGATGCTCCATCATCAATTGGTTAGATGCCCCAATGTGTCCTGCAAGACCTTTGGGGTTTCGTTATTTTAACATGATGCGGGGTGCATTTTCTGAGACCCCCCTTTAATTTCTGAGGGTATCGGTGAAAAAAGTTTGAGGCTCGATTTGGTCTCGTCTAGGTAGGGGAGAAAGCCAGAAAATCCCTACAGAAACATCCTCGAATGCTGGCTTAACGCCTCAATAAAGTTCTCACCCATGAGAATCAAGGAAAACGCAACAGGTACAAAGTAGAGTTGATCAGGTTAGCAATGTTGTCCACTTCATTCTGGATTTCACTGTCTTGCGGCAACTCTTTGCGCTCTTCTGACACGTAGTCTTTCAAAGCTTCCAGCTCTTCCTTGCCTGTTTTGGCAGGGGTGTAATAGATGTCTTTGAATGTGAAAGTGGTGTCGTATTTGCCCATGATCACCTCAGCCAACTTGTCTACCATATGTGGCAACTCACTATAGAACTCACCAAGAGCAATATGCTCTGCGTAGCTCTTTGTTTGCCAGTGCAGGATCAGGTTAGCAATGTTGTCCACTTCATTCTGGATTTCACTGTCTTGCGGCAACTCTTTGCGCTCTTCTGACACGTAGTCTTTCAAAGCTTCCAGCTCTTCCTTGCCTGTTTTGGCAGGGGTGTAATAGATGTCTTTGAATGTGAAAGTGGTGTCGTATTTGCCCATGATCACCTCAGCCAACTTGTCTACCATATGTGGCAACTCACTATAGAACTCACCAAGAGCAATATGCTCTGCGTAGCTCTTTGTTTGCCAGTGCAGGATGTGGGTGTTGGTGGCTGCGTGTAGCAGGGTCTGTAAGAACTCAGCGGCTTCTTTCATCTCTTAGCTCCAATGTGTTGTAGCACCCGTAAGGCTGCTTCTACCTTCCAAGGCTTTGTACTGATTGTATCTGCGATAGCCCACCATTCACCTACTTGGCGATACCACGAATTGTCAAAGAGTTTTGCTTTTTCTTTCTTTGATAGAAAGTCGCCTGAGTCGAGATACTCATGACAACGATGACAAGCCCAAACTGTCATGCAATCGTCTGCCTTCAGTCCACGACCTTTGCCATGTATAAGTTGGTTACTATGCGCAGCAACTGTGGTGCTTCCTTCGTCACCAAGGCAGTATGGATGGCATTCAAGAAGGCATTTCTGGCCTTGTGCCAGCTTCAATAGATCAGCATCTCTATACATTGGTCATGGCCCTTGTTTCTGCGCGGTTGTTGTATGACTCAACTCGGTAATGCTCAAACCTTAACTTGGCAGCCTCTAACATCCAACGCAGCTCCTCTTCTATAGAAACAGCAGCCTTCAAACCTTGCAGCAGTGTCATATAGTCTGGGTGAGCATAGGCATACATCTCTTTTGCACCTAATGAGCTTGCATCACTGTCTGCCATCAGGATTGCTTTCTTGCTTTTCAAGGCATTTTCTATATAGGTTCGCTCTGCTTTTGCTTTGGCAAACTCAGGGGCTTTGTCTCTTATGAAATCTATGGCTTTTTGTGCTTGGTCTTCTGTCATTTCTTTTCCTTTTCTAGTTGTTCAATACGTTCTTCAAGTTCTTTCAGTTTCTTTTCAAGCTCCTCAAGGGTTGCCTTCTTTTTGTAGCCAACCTCCCGATATGGGACTGTGATACCTATGGGCTTACGCAATTCTCTTCCCCTTGCCATGAATCCATCGCTCTGGTGGATATGCACACCCACCAACAACTACTGCGGCAAGAATCCACCATCCTGAATGGTTGAGTCCAAACACAGCATAGCCAGCTCCACCAAATATCATGCCTTCCCAAAGAATGATGTAGATCAGATATGTGACCTCCCTCATGTGTTCTTCTCACGTAATTTGGCTTCAACAGCTTCGACTAAATCTCTCAAGCTGCCACCTTCTTCCCAATCAATATCATCCTCCTCATCCAGCCCAACCCATGTGCGTTGTTGTTCACGCTCTGCAAGCAAAACAGTAATCAAATTTCCAGCAACGACCAGTTCATCAACTTTGCTTTCACGAAAAACTTTGGCAATTTCTTTTGCTGTTGATATGTCTTCTTTGTCTAACATGTCTTACTCCTTAATGCCGTGGGCGGCTTCGACTAGGCTGATTAGCTCTGACACAGTGCCATTGCCATCACGCCATGCGGATGCAACTGCCACTCGCTGCTCGTGGTTCAGCGGCTTGCGTTGTTGTGGTGTGGCATAAAGTGGTTGGTTATGCTCAAAAGTTTGATAGCTATATCTTGGAATCAAAGTCAATCGTCCATCATGCCAAGGGCCAACACGCGCTACAGGCTCACCTTGCTGTTGCTTGGCTGGCGGCGCTGAGAGGGCAGCAGTTAATTGCTGATTCATCTTAACTTGCTGCTTCCACATCTCACGGTAATCAGCATTGACCACAACTTCCTTGATCGGTTGCTCTTGCTTGGCTAGTGCTTCTTCTAGGGCTTTGATGGCTTTGTCGTAAGTTGGATGCTCGTATTTCAAACGTGGGTCACGCCTACATTCTTGCAACGCCTCAAGCGCCAGCTTCATTACTTCTTTACTCATGGCATAACACTCCATAACCAAGTTGAAATTCCTGCAAGCATCAAAACAAATCCGATGTAAATCAAAGGGATTCCAATCTGGTCAAAGATGTTGATATGACCAAGCAACGAATCAATAGCTGACACGCCAAACCAACGTACAAAAACAAATCCAATAACAAAAAACAAAAATCCAATTGAAGTCATAGCGGAGCCTCTGGCAGTTGTGCGCGTTGCGCTTGTTGGTACGCTTGTTCTTGTTTGGCAGTCCAAGGCGTTGGAGGACAAGAAGGGAAAGGCCAAGGGTTTACCGTTGGGCCATCAGGCGGGAACCATTCAGCAACCGTAGTTGCAATTACGCTATCAAACATTACATTTCATTTTCAATTAACGCCTGAACACCTGCGTCCAAGCTTCCGTTACCCATTTCTTTAAGTAACATAATTTGGATTCTATTGAGTTTTAACTGTACAGTCAATAGGTCATCATCTTTTTCTTCAACTTTTTTCCAAGGCTTGCGTCCAGCGCCACGCCTAGCACCACCCCAAGTATTGCGTGGGCCAACAAAAGTCTCATAAAAATGCTCAGGCTTCTTGTGGTACTTCTCGTAGTCGGACTCCTTTTCTTTAAAGTTCAACCCGTCCCAATCGACAAAGTGCTTACTGTTGCTCACGGCGCAAATACTCCGCTAACAACAACGCCTCTGCCCTGCCATTGTCTTTTTTGCGAGACAGTGGTGCGTTAGGCCAAAGCTCTCGTGCCAGCTCCAAAGAATGATTCTTGTCTGAATCGAGTTTTAAAGCCTTTTTCCACTTCTGAGGGGTAACCAGATGCCAAGGACAATTAAAGCGCTCTGTGATCGCTATAGCGGCTCCAAAGGCCATTCCAAACTTAAAGCTGGAGCTGACACCTTGTCCCGGCATCGAATGAACGGATTCAATGATGATTTCCACATCTTGTCGGTCAATTGCTTGGCACATCTCTGCCCAAACAGCGCGGGAAAGAATGTGCTTCTCGTTGTGCAACATGTCGCCACAAGATTGGTATTTGCCATTGTGGTCAATCAAACCCCAAGCACCTGTGTAGCCGGGGTCTATGCCTAAGTACATCATGCGTATTCCAATCGTGTAATGCGGCGCATACGTCCATGCTTTTCTTCGTTGTCCACCATGTCGATGGCTTGTTCCATCTTTTTGACGGGGCAGTTTCTCAATTGTTCATCATGCAACTCAAGGATGGTCTGCACAATACTTAGCTCTTCACCTTTGAAGATAAAGCCTTTGCCACTTACACCACGTTGTCCAAGGTCATGCAGAGCTTGCTGTGCTTGCTCAATCTCTGGCAACCAATCACGGCCTAGCTGGAGCTTCGCTAAAGCCTCTGCTATGTTGACCATCTTGATCAATACGTCCACATG